CAAAGAATGCAAACAGCCGAGTCAGGTGCTGGTGGTGGAGGTGGTGCTGTTATCATTAATGCGCCAACAACGGTATCACCTGTTGTGAACAATGTTGGTGGTAATAAGAGTGTTAACCAAGTTAGTGTAAGAAGTGGCACTGGTGGCGGCGGTGGTGGCTTTGGCGGGGCAATGCCATATGGTCTATCAGGGTATTTAAATTAAAAAAGGGAGCAATTAAGCTCCCTTTAGTTCGAACGGCGTAAAGCCTATCCCGTTAATCTTTTTTAGTTACAAAGCTATACATCTCTTTAGCTTTTTCCATCAATTCTTCCATGCTATACATTTTGTAAGTATCCTTTAGTTCTTCTGCAGTTTTCTTACCTTGCTCTAACATGTTTTCAGCAAACTTGATATTCATCTGGCATTGCTGATCCATGTATTCTTTAGCAAGTTGAAGCATTTCTGCACGAATTTCGAATGGGTTCTTATTCATTTTGTTTCTCCTGTTTGTGTGATGTGTAAATGAGGGGCTAACCACGGCCCCTCGCGGATCTATTTAGAGATCAGCCTTTCAAAAGCTCCGAAGAACTATTAATAGCAATAGACTTTGGTTTCTTCTCTTCTGGAATAATATTTTCAAGATGAACAATAAGAATGCCGTCTTTAAAAGAGGCTCTATTTACTACAATACTTTCTGATAGAGTAAATACTCTAGTGAAAGCACGAGCTGAAATACCTCTGTGAATAAAGTTTTTAGCTTCTTCAATTTCTTCTTTTCTACCTTGAATACTCAATTGGCCGTTTTCAAGTTGAATACTTAAATCAGCTTCAGAAAAACCAGCAAGCGCAATTTGCAACTCGTATAAGTTTTCTTCTGTTTTTAGAATATTGTATGGGGGGTAATTGTTTGTTTGATTTGGGGAGCTCGTCAGCATCTCTTTTTTAAGACGGTCGAAACCAATGAAGAAAGGGTCGTTTAGAAAATCGGTTGTGATTCTACGTGTGTTGTCAGTCATTTGCTATCTCCTTTATTAAGCAAGATGTAGATCATGGACCCATAAGGCATCCATGATCTTATTTATAATCGTATTCGTGTAAAACTACTATTTAGGCAGTTTTTTTGTCTGTTTCAATCTTAGCTAGTTTTTGAAGTATGCATTGCGCTAGCTTTTGATCATTTTGAATTACTACCAAACTTTCGGTAATATTGATAAGCATGACATGAACTTCGCCACTATCGCCAGAAAAAATTATTTGAGTACCATTTGCCAATGTTAATCCAAGTTTAAGAGTAACTTCTGGAAGCATATAAGTTACAATAGCGTGATCTTTTGGAACATCAAAAGAAAGACCTGTTGGAATTAAAATACGTGTTTGTGGCGGTAGTTGAAAGGAATTGAGATTACCAGCAACACCTTTAACAATTACATCAATTTTCTTGTTCCATGCGTTAAAGCCAATAAGTTTTTGACCTTGCTTAATGCATGCTTTAATATCAAATTTGCTCGAACCAGTTGTTTCTGGAATTTCAGCATTTTCATTCACTTTAATAATGTTCATAATTTATTTTTTTCCTATGTTATACTTTGCTTCGAGTGTCCAATTTGATTTTTCTTTGTGAGATAAAATCTTAATTTGATTAAGAGGAGCAACAGGATCCTGCGCTTCTGCTGAATCTATTACTTGAACCAAGTCCCATTCTTCTAGAAGATTTACGATTGTATTTCTTCTTGCTTTATCTTCATCAGTGAAAGTGTCTTTCTTTCCATCTAGGATAAACAATTCTTTGAAATGAAGAATTGAATAACGACCTTGCTTGTGTAGAATATGACAAGTTTGGTAAAGTTTTTTTTCTTTTCTAGAAGAAATCCCGATACGGGTAAGTGTTTCTTTAATTTTTAAGAAACTGTCTGGAGTTGGTAACGTTACTTCAATCCCAACACCTTTAAAAATATTTTCAGTTTGCATAACCACAGCACCTTTATTATTATTATTATATATGCCGATGCTCTCATGACCATCTAAATATTTATTATTTCTTAAGTCCCACCAGTAACGAGTTTTTCTTTAATGACTACGAGATCTTCTTTTGACAAAGCTTTAAGGTATAGTTTAGCAATAGTTCTATTACACTGATAAACATGCTGAATTGCGTCGAGGTCACCATTCTTGTCTGCCTTTGGCCACTTAGAAAAGCGCTTTCTTTTTCTTAATGAACCCAGGTAATAGGTAAACTGGGCATCGTAAAACAAATGCGCTCTCATATTCATTTCATTAGCATGAAGAATAGTATCTTGGAAGTTAGCAAAGCCACGATTAATCATATACGGAATATATTCTTTTTCAATAAGCTCTGGATTTTCATGATCGCTAATAATATCTTTCTTATCAAAAGACACAGCATTCATGAAGTCGAATGGACTAAATTCCGCCGGCATGTATTTCTTCCACTTCTTTTAAGATTTTATCAAACTCAAGCGCGCACTTTTCGCATGACTTAACTGTGTGGGCACCATCTGCTGTATCCATGGTAATGCTATATGATTCTTTTTTGACAACTTCTATGTCGCAAAAGACGCATTCAATTGTTTTCTTTTCCATTAATCCTTTTAACCAAGCACTCATTTGTATTCGGCTTCGATCATTACTTCAGTCAAGAAAGCAACCATGTTAACCTCGAGATCGGCTACAAAGTTTGCTTTGTACATGTAATCGGCAAGTGTTACAACAAAGCCTGGGAGAGTACGCAGTTCGACTTTATCAGCTGACATATCATAGATGCGACGGAACATTTCATTCATATCTTGATCAGAGTTTTTAGCAACCCAAGTGCGCATCTCAGTGAATTTCTTATCCTTAAGAAGCTTGAAGAGTTCATCCATAGACTCTTGCTTAAGATTTACAAAGATACCTTCATCAATACGACCAGATGCAGCATAAGATTGAAGCTCAGTTAGTACACGACGGAAGTCTGGAAAATGCTTTTCTACAACTTTGGCAACAACACCTTTTGCGTATTCGACTTGTTCTTGATCTAAGATAGCACAGACGCGTTTAAAGAATTGCATAGCCAACGCTGGTTTATCGGCAGACTCTACAGTAAAATCTACTTCAGACAAACGAGAACGGAGTGGCTTAACAATACGGTTTTTAAAGTTGCATGTAAAAATAAAACCGCAGTTAGAAGAATATTCTTCAATAAAGTTACGAAGAGCAGGCTGCACGTTTGCAGCATTAAGGTAATCGGCTTCATCAAAGATAACGTACTTACGACCGCCGGTAAAGGATACTGCTGATGCATAGGTAGAGATTTCATAACGAAGGGTATCAATGTTAACGTTAAGAGAACCGTTCTTAACAATGTAATCACAACCCATTTCTCCAAGCATAGCTTTTGCTACTGTGGTTTTACCTACGCCTGGGCCGCCTGTTAGAAGAAGATTGGGAACTGTATTATCGGAAACAAACTTTTGAAAAGTTGTCTTCATTTTTTCGGGAAGAATAGTGTCTTGGATTAGTTGCGGACGGTAGCGTTCAACCCAGAGTACTTCATTTGCTTTTGCATTAATAGACATTCATTCACCATATCATAATATATAAAAGGGTAAGAAGGGGCTTTCGCCCCTTCCATTAGTTTGCCACTTTGTCAGAAAGTGGAGCATCAGCTGGTAGTTCAGCTGGCATTGCGCCTTCAGGTTGTTCACCCTGTGGGGCATTTTGCTGAAGGAACAATTCGAATTTATTGCGAAGCATGCCAATGCCCGCCAATTCACGTCCTTCAATTCCGCCACGACGGCTAACAACGTCGATCATTTGTACTACAGTTGCGATGTCCTGCAACGAAAGCTGTACTGGGGCTTGTTCTTGTTCACTCATTTTCAATTATCCTTTTTTGTAAGTCGACTTAGTATCAATCGCTACGAAGTACGTAACGCCTTCGCTCTTAAACTCAGAGATACCCTTTGCGCAAAGCGTAACTTCATAATCCTGAGGTAGGAGCTTGAGATTATCAGTTTTGATGATAATCTTAAATTCATCAGATGTATCGCCGATTTCAACGCCGTAATCATCAGAATTTTCTTGAGCACTGTTCATTGCCTTAAGATAAATTTTACCTTCTTGGCCAACGAAAGCGATCTCAGTAAATTGGAGAACACCAGCTGCTTTAGTAACAGACTGAAGGTCATTCCAAGTTACACTAACAACAACATCAGCAGATGGAACTTTGAGTTCTTTTTCTGGTGCTGCGTGGATCATAGAGATATCAGCATAAACATATTTGGTACGCTGTTTACCATCTTTGATCATGAAGTATTTATCATGAAACTCTACGTCGGGGTCTTTGTAGAGACTCAGAATTGACAAAAAACGCGACAAATCATAGATACAAGCCTGAGAAGGGATCGTATCTGGAATTGTTGCTGTTGCAATCATAGTTTTTTCGGGGGTCACTGTTTTAAGAACATTGCCTTCTTTCATCAAGATGGATTTATTAATAGCAGAAAAACTCTTGAGAATAGTAAGAGTACGTTCAGAAAATTTCATTATATAGGTCTCCTATGTTTGATAATATTATATTAACACAATTTTTGCGAAATGTCAACAAGTTATGGTTTATTTTTGTAGTTTTTTCTGTTGCTGGTTTTATCAGCAGTAGCAGATACTCCAAGTGAACCAATGGCAGCCATGTTACCTTTAAAGATATATGAGCCAACATGATTGATTTGCATCCAAGGACACATCCAAATTTTCATACCTGCTTCACGAGATTTTTTACAGAAGAAATAATCTTCAGACAAATAACGTTTTGTTTCTGGATCAATGATACAATCAAAGTAAGCTACAATCTCACGTGATCCATCAAAGTTATCAGTACGTACATGATCTGGTTTGTAAGATTGACCTGGATATGCTTTTGCATATCTTTCAAAAGTATCACGAGGAATAATCATAAAGCCAGTACCGCCTTCGGCAATCTCGAGCGGTTCACCTAAGTTAAAACTACTTGTCTTTGCAACTGGATTGAAAACATAATCAGCGCTGTACATTTCAAGATTAAAAGGACTTTCATCACCTTTACCAAGATCGGCGGCTTTCTTAACTTTTTCCCAAGCGATAGTTTTCTTTGGATAAGGACCAGTTACTACGTGCTTGTTTTCTGGATCTGAAATTTGTACAGCAAGCAATCCAAGAACATCTTTTGCATTAAAACCTACATCAGAATCAAGGAACACGAGGTGGGTACAGTCAGACCTCATAAATTCATCTACTACATAGTTGCGAGCACGTTGAACTAGGCTTTCATTAAACAGGTAATAAAACTTAATTGCAATACCATTAGCAGCACAGATCATAGCCAAGTCTGTACACGATTTTGTATAAATTCCAGCGCAATTGCCACCGTACATTGGTGTTCCAATAAACAAAGAATATTTTTTTAGTTCATCAATAGATACTTCAATTTTCATATTTCAACTTGCTCCATATCATTTTCTGCTCTGTGAATAGCTTGCAGTCGAAGAATATCTGCTGCTACATCGTGGGCGCTGTCATGCAGCTTAAATGTCTTGTTCCATAGTTCTTCATTTGCAACTGGAACAAATCCGTTCTTAGCTGGAAAGACCAATTTAGCGTCAATCCATGTGCGCGTATCTCGTACTTTCCAGTGCTGCAGATATTCATTAACCAGTGCTTCGCGCTTTACAGCACATGCCAAATGATCTAAAATAATAGGATCAAAAGTATTCGATCTACTCCACCAATGACTAATCTTATCTGATTGGCGCAGATAATCGATAAGTGTTTCAACGAATTGATTAGCCGTAAGATCATTTGGAGTAGGCTTAAGGTTCTTTCTAATTTCAGGTGGCTGCTCCATCCAAAAATTCAAATCACTTTCAGCATATGCAAAGTCATAATTTGATACTTGATCTTTAATAGAAAGTTTAGATTTTTTAATTGAGGAAACCAATTCGCTAAACGAATAAGGTTGATCAAGAAATCTTTCCCAAACAAATGTAGTATAAGCGCAATCAATAGCAGGAACCTTGCGAGAGTTTTGCCCTATTGTTTCGAAGTCTAAAATAAAGTCTGTCTTCATGCAAAAAATTCCTCAAGTGTGTTTGGGTTGTCAGTATACTCTAGCTTCTGAGTACCATTATACTGCAAAATGTAGTCGGTGTCAACCATTTTTCTTTCGCCTCTAAGTGTTGCAAGAACCTCTGAAGCCATGTCTGTAGCGGTTTGTACTGGAACATTCTGGCAAATATGATTTGCATTTTTTGGGCTAGCGTCA